TATGTCATTAATGGGTCTGATGAGGGTCGATTCTTGGACACTGTACGCAATCAGGCAAAGACCTTTGCTGCTACTGTTTCTCTTACATCTGAATCTCGTCATAAGGTTCTTATTATTGATGAAGCAGACAATACGACACCCGACGTACAACTCCTCTTACGGGCCTCGATTGAGGAGTTCCAGAAAAACTGCCGTTTCATATTCACGTGTAACTTTAAGAATAAAATCATAGAACCATTACATAGTAGAACAACAGTAATTGATTTTAATGTTCGTGGAAAATCTAAACAAGCTCTTGCAGCACAGTTCTTTGAAAGGTGTAGAGACATCCTTACCAGAGAGGAAGTACGGTTCAATGACAAAGTGGTTGTCGAAATCATCCAAAAATACTTCCCAGACTTCAGAAGAACACTCAATGAACTCCAAAGATATAGTTCAACAGGTTCTATCGATACTGGAATCCTCGCAACGCTAGGTGATGCTAACATTGATAGTTTAGTATTATGTCTTAAAGATAAGAAGTTTGCTGAGGTTAAGAAGTGGGTTACACAAAACCTAGATAGTGATGCTACGATTATTATGCGAAAGTTATATGATAATCTTAGTCCTATGATGGATGGACCTAGTGTTGCTGCTGCGGTATTGATTATCGCAGAGTATCAATATAAGTCTGCGTTCGTTGTAGATCAAGAGATAAACCTATTGGCTTGTCTCACCCAGATAATGTTGGAGTGTAATTTTAAATGACTAAAGACAAACGAAAATTAAGAGCACAAGTTAAATCCAGATGGTATTATATCTTCTGGGGTGCTGCTACTGTATCTGTATTTGCTGGTCAAATGCATGTTGGTAATGGATTTAATAGGATGTCAGAAGCACTTGAAAAAGTGTTAGATTCACCTATAATATTAGATGTAAGACCACCCCAATCTATGTGGGATGATCCTATGATAATAAGATGAAATCTAAACTAAATTATGCTGTAACCATAGGTTACTTTGCTACTGCAATATTGACAGGAGGACTTGTATATCTCGGTCATAGTAATCATAGACTATCAGATAGTAATGATGCCCTTACTGCAGAGGTACAAGCACTTGTTAAAGCATACCTAACAAGTGATAAGGATTGTTATCTGTTAGCACCTAAACCAGATGATTATATTATCTGGGAAGAAATGCCATACAAGGAGATGATATGATTACTAAAGTAGAACTATTACACCATAGACTTCAGGCAGTCTTAAGAGAACATACATTCTCTGGTGAGAATGCCCTTGAATATCTTGGTGAAGATGAACGTGGCCACAAATATAATATTGCTGGCAACGAGGTTTATGTTGATCAGATTGAAGAATTTGAAGCAGGTGAAGACAATGATTTATGATATTGCTGACATGCGTGAAGAAGTATTACGGATGTTAAAGGAAGATTGTTACCGTAAAGGTGAATACAAACTTTCTTCAGGTAAGATTAGTCCTCACTATGTTAATTGTAAACCACTTACTTTACATTGTAGAGGATTATGTTATGTTAGTTTTATGATGCTTGACTTCATTGAAGAAGCAAGTGTAGCAGTAGGAGGACTTACTCTTGGTGCTGATCCCCTTGTCAGTGGTGTTGCTATGGCAGCAGCATTGGATGAGCAAACTATCAATGGATTAATTGTTCGTAAAGAACCTAAAGGTCATGGTACGGGAGCATGGATAGAAGGCCCCTTGCCAGAAAAAGGTTCTCGTGTTACAGTGTTAGAGGATGTAGTTACAACAGGTGCATCTGCTATTAAGGCAGCACATAAATTGCGTGATGCAGGTTATTGTGTAGAACGTGTTGTTTCTATTGTCAATCGTCAGGAAGATGTAGAGATAGATGAAGCAATGGAATCAGAAGGACTAGAACTTTACAGCATTTACAACTTGGAGGAAATTACTAATGCCAGCTAGAAAAAGTGTCGCCGAATTAAAAGATCGTAAAGGTGGCAATATCATCAATCTTTCTTTTGGTCAAAATGAAGGACCGCTTATAGAATGTCTTGACCAGTTAGTAAAAGATGATTGTGCAACGAGTAGATCTGCATGGTTAAAAGATCAAATTCGTATCAAGTATAGAGAGTTAAAAGACAGATGAGTTCTTTAAAGACCCCTCTTAGATATCCTGGTGGTAAGTCACGTGCCGTTAAAAAAATGGCACAATTCTTTCCTAACTTCTCTAAGTTTAAATCATACAGGGAACCTTTTATTGGTGGTGGATCTGTAGCATTGTATGTTACACAGATGTACCCTGATTTGGATATATGGGTTAATGACTTGTATGAACCATTGGTTAATTTCTGGAAACAGTTAAGAGACAATGGTAAAGAACTTCAAAAAGAATTGAGCAATTTAAAAATTGCTCATCCTAATCAAGATTCTGCAAGATGTCTTTTTATAGAAATGAAGGGAAGAATAGATGCAGGTAATGATCAAGATAGAGCAGTAGCTTTCTATGTTGTGAACAAATGTAGTTTTAGTGGTCTTACTCAATCGAGTTCTTTCTCAGCACAGGCAAGTGATTCTAATTTCTCAATGAGAGGTATCGAAAAATTAGTGGAGTATAGTGATGTCATTCAAGATTGGAAAATTACCAACAAAGAATACCAAGAACTTTACACTGATAGTATGGATACTTTTACATATCTTGATCCTCCTTACGCAATCGGATCGAACTTGTATGGAAAGAAAGGAGGGATGCACAAGTACTTCGACCATGAAAAGTTCTTTGAGAACTGTGACAAGTGGTGTGGTCCTATGATGGTTTCTTACAATTCGGCAAATGAAATCTTAGAAAGGTTTATGGATTGGGATGCACAAGAATACGATCACACATATACTATGAGATCAGTAGGTGATTATATGAAGAATCAGCAAGAACGTAAAGAGTTGCTTTTATTAAATTATGCCATACGATGATCGTTATCCTCTTAAAGATTATCTGAATTCCATTAATCTTAATAAAGATTACTTAATGGATGAAGATCCTGCATGGGAAAAGAATTATCCAGCATATATCATTAACAAATGCTTGTCACATCATATGGATACACTAGCATTTGCTAATGAAATGAACCTTTATTCAGGTCTAGATAAGAAGTTACAATATGATTTTCTTATAAATATCGTGAGACCCCGAAAGAGATTTTCTCCTTGGGGTAAGAAACAAAAGATAGATGATCTTGATCTTGTTAAGCAATACTATGGTTATAGTAATGAAAAAGCAAAGCAGGCTTTGAGGATTTTATCTCCACAACAACTAGATTACATTAGAACAAAACTGAATAAGGGGGGTAAAAAATGAATGAACTAAAGGAAGTTCAGTGGACTAAGGATGATATGGTGGAGGTCAGTTTAAAAGAACCTGATGACTTCCTTAAAGTTCGTGAGACACTTACTCGTATTGGTGTAGCATCTCGTAAAGAAAAGAAGTTATATCAGTCTTGTCATATACTTCATAAGAAGGGACAGTATTACATAGTACATTTTAAAGAACTATTTGCTCTGGATGGAAAGAAAGCAAACCTATCAGAGAATGATGTTCAGAGACGTAACAGAATTATTAAACTACTATCTGACTGGGGATTAGTTGAGATAGTTAAAGAAGAAGTAATTAAAGATGCAGCACCACTTAGTCAAATAAAGGTTATTGCATATAGAGAAAAAGATCAGTGGTTTTTAGAGTCCAAATATAACATTGGCAAAAAAAGACAACCTTCAGAATGATATATAATATGAATCTGCATAAGTTATATGGCTAAGGAAGAAATAAAAGAAGAGGTAGTAGAAGAAGAAGTCGTTGAAGAACCTAAAAAGAAAGGTGTCTTCGGTAAAGTAAAAGATGCTATTCTACCAGATGCTGAAGAACAAGCAGCAATCATTAGTACAGCTGTTCGCATTACCGTTCTCGGCTGGTCGGGGGCTATCTTGACTTTGAACTACGTTTCTATACCAGGTATACCACAGCAGAAAATAGATCCAACTTTCATAGCTTCAGTTTTTACTGGAGTTTTAGCTAGCTTCGGAATTCAGACAGCTTCTAAGAAAGGTGATGGAACTATGAAGATGAATGGTAATGGTAGTGGTAACGGAGCACCTCCTGCTACTGCAAAAGATATTGAAGCGATCATAGCGAAAGCTGGTCCTACTCAAACTATTCGCATTGAGCAAGCACCTCTAAAAATAGTTGGTGTCTCAAGTGACGATGATAAGAAAACCTACGAATTATAGAATAATGCAAAAAATTGTAAATGTACTTGCTATTGCGTCTACTGTTGTATCTGCTACCGTTGTTGGTGGTGGGTTATACATATACCTCAATCGCACATCCATCATTGATGGAGTTAAATCTCAAGTTATGGAAAGCGTGCTTGGAGGTTCTGGAGGTCTTCCAGGATTGGGTGGTGGAGACCTTCCTTTAGGAACTAATGATCTCGCACCTTCAACACCTCAAGCTTCTGCACCTTCTTCTAGTATGGGTCTTCCTGTTCCTGGCGGATTCTAAATGGATTTACAGAAGATCGCTTCTACTGGTACTGCAGTTGTTGTAGTAGGCACTGGTGCTGTAGTTGGTGGCAATCATGTCATCGACCAACAGACTGGTGGTCCTCAGAGGAGAGAGGATGCTCAAATAGAAAAGATCAGACAAGTTGTTAGAGAAGAAATTTATTTGCAGTTAGTTGAGAATTGGCCAAAGTCAAGTGGTCCTGTGAAAGGATTAAAAGTTCCTAATAAAAATTATAAGCAAATGATACCTCAAGATGGATCCAATCGTTAATGTTCCAAATATAACTGTAGACAATTCCACCATTCCTTATATTCAGGTTAATGGTACTGGAATTAAGTTTATTGGAACTAGACGAATAGGAAATAATAAGATACGACCTATAGGCACTACACGTATTGCTGATAGTCGCGTATGGTTAAATGATGTGCCACAAGCTATACCAGTAACAGTTCCTGTTACTGAAAGAATAGGAATTCCTATTGTTAATATGCCTGGTTGTGTAAAGGTTCATAAGGAGAACGCAAAGAACCCA